ATAGCATTGAAAACTACGGTCGTAGTATTGTCATCGTTCCTAACAAGAGTTTGGTTGTACAAACAGAAGCAGACTACATTAATTTAGGATTAGATGTTGGTGTATACTTTGGTGATAGAAAAGAATATGGAAAGACGCATACAATCTGTACTTGGCAAAGTCTAGGTAACATGTTAAAGAATACCAAGTCAGGTGAAGCAGAAGTATCTATCGGAGAGTTTATTGAAGGTGTTGTTTGTGTCATGGTTGACGAGGTTCACATGGCCAAGGCTGAGGTACTAAAAGAACTATTAACCGGGGTAATGAGTCACATTCCAATTCGTTGGGGCTTGACTGGAACAATCCCTAAAGCAATATTTGAAGCACAATCACTGTATGTAAGCATAGGTAATTTAACTAATAAACTTAGTGCAAGTGAACTACAAGAAAAAGGTGTGCTTGCACAATGTCATGTAAACATTGTACAATTAAAAGATGAAGTAGAATTCTCAAACTATCAAAGTGAGTTAAAACATTTGCTTGAGGACCCGCATAGGTTGGATGCTATTGCTGAATTGATTTTAAAAGTGAAAGAAAGTGGCAATACATTGATACTAGTTGATAGAGTAAATGCAGGTAAAGAATTAATCAGCAGATTATCCGACGCAGTATTTGTTTCAGGTAATACAAACATGACTGAAAGAAAAGAGGAATACGATGAAATTGCCACCAGCACAAACAAGATTATTGTTGCCACGTACGGTGTGGCAGCGGTGGGCATTAACATACCAAGAATTTTTAATCTGGTTCTTATTGAGCCTGGCAAAAGTTTTGTCAGGGTTATCCAATCGATTGGACGAGGAATCAGAAAAGCGGAAGACAAAGATTTTGTCCAAATATGGGATATCACAAGCTCCTGTAAATTTGCCAAAAGACATTTAAGTCAACGCAAAACTTTCTACAAAGAAGCAAACTACCCATTTGATATGGAAAAGTTGACATACAGATAAAAAAGTGATATAATAACAACATGAGAATTTTAACATTAGACAATGAGTTTTATAACTTAGAGACATTACCTGAAGAAGTAGATGATTTAAGATTTGCTATCCTTGATAATAGCAATCCGCAAAATGTAGACTATCATTACATACCATTGATATTTTTAGAAAGTTTTAATAGCCCTGCACTAGTATTGCGTATAGGTGACAAGACTATCAAAATGCCTGTAGATTGGCAAATACTAATTGGCGAACCTGAGATAGGTGATTTAGAAACATTACCCTTGACAAGCATTAATGATAGGGGCTTTAAAGCATTTGAATTCAACCCACTAAGTGCATTTCGTCCTAGCTTTCCTGATATTGAGATTATAGACATATACCATGATGTAACTTGGTATGCACCTAGGTTAAAGAACGGACAGTTTCTGTGTGTGCCAATTGACGATGAAAAGAAACCTAGATGTGTTTATTTTGTAAAAGAGATTAGCCGTAATTGTGAAATAGTAGATTATCAACAGTCTTGGTAAAATGGCAACAAAGAAAACTCCAGTAGAAGAAAAGTTTGAAAAACAAGACTTTGATTTGTTTGATGCATTAATTGCATTAGACAAGAAAGACTATAGCTATATAGATAGGCTAACAGAAGAACAACAACGGAAATTTGTTCCTTATATGATGACACATTGGATGAGTCAAATAAAAGCAAATAGTGGACTACAAGCATATTATGTGCGTAGTGTAGACTATCATGCTAACATACACTTATTCAATGAGAACGTACAAAAACATCCTAAGTTACAATGGTTGATGTTGTGTGCAAGCAGTCCAGGATTAGGTAAACAATTTCATCAATGGATACCCCATCTATCAACCAAAGTAAGTCAATTGAAAGAAACACCTAAAGAAAAAGATGTTAAAGATTATTTTGGAAAAGTATATCCAAAAACAGATGATGGTAGTTTGCAAGAGATAAGCAAAGAGTTTGTGAATGAGCATAAAAAGAAAACCTATCTTGCAAAACAGTATCCTGATTTGAAATACACAGATATAGAATTGTTAAGCAGTTTAGTAACAGAAGAAGATATCCGCAGAGATGAAGAAAATCGAGGAAACTAAACCAGCGTTTAGTTGTGAGTTTTGCAATCGTAATTTTATTAGAGAAAAAACTCTAGTAACACATATTTGCGAAACTAAACATCGCTGGCTAGAAAAAGACAAACAAAGTAACCGAATGGGCTTTCAAAGTTTCCTACAATTTTACAAAAAACACTCAGCATCTAAAAAAGTAAAAACATATGAGGAGTTCATCAAAAGTGCATACTACATTGCTTTTGTTAAATTTGGCACATATTGTGTAGGCAGTAATGTTCTTAATGTTCCCCGATATGTAGATTGGTTATTAGCAAATAGTATCAAACTTGATAACTGGGCCACCGATACTAACTATACCAAATACTTGATTGACTATTTGCGTAAGGAAGATGCGTTTGATGCAATACATCGTAGCGTAGAATCTACAATTGATTGGGCAGAAAAAGATAACATCTTACCCAAAGACTATTTGCGATATGGAAACATGAATAGAGTATGTCAATTGATATGCAATGGTAAAATAAGTCCATGGCTGTTGTATTGTAGTGAGAGTGGTGTCCGTTTTCTAGAGACATTAAATCCAGATCATGTTAAAATAATCAATGATTACATTAATCCAGAACAGTGGGCATTGAAGTTTCATCGTGAACCAGAACTTAAAAAACAAATTACAGACACCCTTAAACAAGCCGGTTACTAAAGTAGTACTTGGTTGGACTCAGGGTCGTGCTGATATTCCTATATGGGATGAAATCTGCATATGGGCAATTGAACAGTTTGGGTTGCCGGGAACTAGATTTGAGTGGCATCCCGGAGAAGATAATATGGAATTCTATTTCTATGATGAACGTGACGCTATTCATTTTGAATTAAGATGGGGATGACAATGCCACTAGAAGATGAAATAGCAGACATGCTAGCTAAAGATATAGCTAAAGAAATAGATGAAGGCATCATGGTAGATTTATTGAAGGATATAGGCTGGACATCTGTAGAATTCTTTTACAAGGATAACTTTCATGCAGTTGATGTAACTCATTGGTTGATGGAAAACTGCCCAGGTAAGTGGCGCAGATTAAGTTCTTTCTATATATTTGAAGATATAAAAGAAGCCGAATGGTTTATCTTGAGGTGGATATGAGAATACTTAACAAAGACTTATGGCCGCATAGAATAGTGATACACAAAGATGAATCTAGAATTAGTCCAGAAATTGAAAGATGGGTGTTTGAAAAGTGTGGTCAATATAAAGGTCATTGGAACATGGTTTATATTTATGATGAAACTCATTTCTATTTTAAAGACGGTAAAGATGCCACATTATTTGCATTGAGGTGGACATGAACAGTAAACAAAGACGCAAAGCCGAACGCGGCCACCCTCATCATATTACTATCTATGCTCAACCAAATGAGATATATTTAGAGCATGATATAAAAGTAGTAAGGGCCTATCAATGGTGCAGGAAAAAATGCAAAGGTCATGTTGCAAGAATTTACTTTCACAATAAAGCTATATTTAAATTTAGTAATCAAAAGGATGCAATGTATTTTGCATTGAAATGGGTATGATTAAGAAAACACGATTGACTAATAAAGAGATGTTGTTTGGAACTAACGGTGGCTGGGCCGCAATGCGTAGTGTGAACTATGATGGTATGGGTAGTGTGTATGGTATTCCCTACTATCAAGTAACTCCGATTGTATCTAGCGGAAAATGGAATGATATGCTAGCATGGTGTGTTTCTACGTTTGGACCTAGCGGCACAGAAAATAAGCCGGGAGTATGGACACCAAATGAAAGATGGTATGCTAACAATGCTAAGTTTTTTTTTAGAGACAAGGAAGATTGTGAATGGTTTCTGTTGAGGTTTCAATGATTAATTTACATGAATGGAAATGGGCAGGTAGCAATTATGTTAGAGTTATTGACACTATAGATGTTGATATAAGTTATACTAAAAGACAAGAACTCTACGATTGGTGCAGTGAGCATAACATTGAGATAGAATATCAAGGTACTATGATGGGCACTGACGTTTGGCGAGTCAATGATGAGAAACATCGTATGTGGTTTAAATTAAGATGGTTATGAGGTATAATACGATTATTAAAGACGGTGCAGGTTGCTATCCTTGGAGGGAAACATTTGTTATTTTTCCTAAAAAAACAATCACGGGTAAACGATTAGCTTGGCAAAAACTATACAACCGTAGAGTTTGGGTGGTATGGGGGAAAGGGTTTCATATGGAACCTGAAACTCAATACGCTACATTATTTGATTTATTAACTTACGATGGCAATAACTATTAATCTTAAAGGTAGTCTAACTGCGAGACAGGAGAAATGGCTAGTAAAGAACGTAGGTCCTAGAATGTTCTACATACATAATAGTATTGGTGGACAGGGATGGGTTGCTAAACGTCAGAGTTATTCTAGGTATAGTGAACCAAGTACTTGGACTCTAACATTAGAAGATGAAAAATTGGCTACTTTTTTTGTAATAAAGTTTTCATCGTGATTAATCTTAGACTAGAAATATCTGCGGCAAAGACAATGGAAAAAGCTAGTGAATTACGTGCAGCCGGTTATGTGCAGGGTGTAGATTTTGATTTTGAATATTACCCTAGCATACAGGATAGATTTAACGGACCACCAAAATCTAGTTTTGTACTGTTTTACTTTTACAAAGAATCATTAGCAACTTATTATGGATTAAAATGGCAATAATGAAACCTTCAGGTACATTTGTACCACTACCAATCAGAGAAGATGAAATTGATTATGTGATCCATGACCGTACTTATATGGGTCGTGGTGACAAAGTACAATATGTATATGACTGTAAAAAGAAAAAAGAAGATCCAACCGATATTGTAAAGTGGTGTAGACGTAATTTCGGGGAAAGAGGTGTAGGTTGGGACTTTCTTTTAACCTCAGGAAATGTTACAATCATACTGTGGGATGACAAATTTAAAACTATGTATGAACTCTGGAAACAATAATTTTATATGATGAAAGAAATCAAAAAACACGAATTGTTTGAAATTTTAAAAGGTCCCCATATGATGAAAGACTTATGTGAGGAATATAGTAAACGTAAAGGTAAGAATGTCTTTAAAGAATTCCATGACAATGGTGATTGTGAACCACATGAAATAGATTTGATTTACTCTGGGATAATAGAGCATTTTTGTGATGGTGATTTTTATGATATACAATGTTGCGTAAGGGACTCATATGATAAAAATGAGGACATTTACCCTGCAGTAGAATTCTGGATTGACTTGAATATTGGAACCTCTCACCCTGCATACAATAACTATCCTAAATTAGAAAATTTTAGAAAGTCATATTCTATAAAAACTTTCTCACAGTTTGAAGAAGTTATGGATAGCTGGCCAGATTTTGTAAAAGAAGGGTTGATTAAAATAGAAGATAACCGAAAACTTTGGGAAAATCATCTATCCCCTGCCCCTGACACCAAAGTAGTGTATTATCATATAAAAAATTATTTAGGTGATGATATTAAAAATAGCTTTTCTCAAATCAAAGATTTTAAGAGAGTACCATAATGGCAAATGATGTAATCTCCTCTTCTTT